TTCCTAAGATATGGTTAGAGGATGGCGGCGCGGCAGATTGGTCTAATAAAGATGATAGTGGTTTAGAGGCTGTTATCACATTGCACATTGGCAGCCGAGTCGAGGGAACAAAAGAGATTCGTGGCTTGATGGATAAATGCCATGCGGCATTGCATAACCAAGATTTAACGTTAGAGAGTGGGCAAAGTGTGTTATGTCAGTTTTTACGGCATGACATGGTTATTGATACAGGCGGCATTACCAGACATGGCGTGATGCGTTTTAATTTGTTAATCAGTGAGGTGACATAATGGCTAAATATAAAGGTAGTGACTTTCGTATCAAAGTACGCACAAGCACGGGTCCAGATGTTTTTGCGGTAATCGGTGGCGGTAAAACGGACTCTTTGTCTATCAGCAACGAGACGGTTGATGTAACAGACAAAGACAGTAGCGGCGCACGTCAATTGTTAGAGGGTGCGGGTGTTCGTGCTTATTCCTGCAAAGTATCAGGCGTGGTATCTGACAACGTGGTATTTACTGACCATGTGATGGTTGCAGCTAATGCCAATACGCATATCTACTGCAAGATTGAATCAGGTACAGGCGAAGCGTGGGCAGGCTTATGGGCTATCTCTAGTTGTGAGCGTTCAGGCGAATACAACAAAGAAGAAAACTTTAGCATGAGCTTAGAAAGCGCGGATACAATCACTTATACAGCTGCTTAAAGGTGAGTTATGGCTAATCGTGGCATTATTGACTTGGTTTTAAATGGCGAACACTTCGAGCTAGTGCCGTCATTTAAAAACCTAGACAAATTAGAAACCGTTTTAAATAAAGGCGCGGTCGGCTTTTTGCGGAACGATGTTGCAAGCGGTACTTTTAAAGCGGGTGATGTTGTCTCTATTATTCAGATATGTGCAGCACCAATTAACGGCAGACATCCGAAATGGTGGACACGGGACGGCATCGGCGATGTTGTGATGAATGAGGGAATAATTGACGTTACAACGAAAGTTACCCAATTCATCGCCGCTGCATTATCGGCGGGTAGTGATACCGATATTAAAACGGTGGGGTCAGAAGACGACCAAAAAAAGTAGATAGTGGCCGCGTTTGGTCTGTTTTGTGGTCAAACGCGGTTATCTACTTATCAATACCGCCGTCTGATGCTTGGCAGCTAACCCCTGCCGACTTTTGGTTATTGTGGGATACGCACTTAGATAAGATGGAAATAAGCACAGGCAAAAGTTACAGCAAGCCGATGTCATTGGCCGAGTTTCACGAACTAAATGAGGAGTTAGACAAAATACATGGCAACAACTGACGACCTTATAATTAGTTTACGCGCTGATGTTGGCCAATTACGCACTCAGCTAAACAACGTCAATCAACAATTGCAGCAAACGCAAAACGCGGGCGATGGTGCAGCGCGAGCCGTAAAAAACATGGCAGTTGGTTTGGTGTCAATGTTTGGCGCAATGGAAGGCTTGCAAAAGTTAGTCGAAGTCAATCGTCAATTCGGTATTTTAAAGGCAGGATTAGAGACTGCCACAGGCTCACTAGAGGGAGCTAACGAAGCGTTTGGAACACTGCAACAATTTGCACAACAAACACCTTACGACCTTGCCCAAGCAGTTGATGGATTTACAAAGCTAGTCAATTTAGGTTTAACCCCAAGCGAGCGAGCGTTAAAGTCTTACGGCGATACTAGCGCGGCATTGGGTAAAGATTTAAGCCAAATGATTGAAGCCGTAGCAGATGCGGCTACGGGTGAGTTTGAGCGTTTAAAAGAGTTTGGCATTAAGTCAAAGAATCAAGGCGACACAATCGCGTTTACGTTTAAGGGTACAACCGAAGTCATTGCCAACAATTCAGCAGCAATTGAAGAGTACCTGATTAAATTAGGCGAAGTTAATTTTGACGGCGCAATGAAAAAGCGCATGGAATCGCTAGACGGTGCAATTGCTAACTTTGGTGATGCGTGGGATAACCTATTTTTTCAAATAGGCGAAGCGGGTGCGACAGACGTGTTACAAGATGCGTTTGTGGGTGCAAGTGCAGCATTGGCAGAATTAAACGCCATGTTGGCAAGTGGTGAATTACAGGGATATATTGAGGCGGTAGGTATTGCGTTTGATGGATGGACAACAGACGTTAGAAACGCTATTGATGAAATACAACTAATCATTAGCGAATGGGGGAATGAGAACGAAAGCGAAATTACCAAGATAGTCGAATTTATAAAACGCGCTTTTAGTGAATTACCGCAAAACATACGCGCATTTGTAAAAATTGCAGCCGTAGAATTGGCTGATTTAGTAACGGAAGCCGAAATATACGGGCGTAAAATCGCCAGTGTGTTGAATCCCTTAGCACCATCTTACAACCTAAAGCAAAATCTTGACGCAACAAAACAGGCATATCAAGAAACGATTGCAGATATATTGGCCGAGCGTGACAAACTTGTAAATGATAGCCAAGCACGAAAAGAAAAAGCACAAAATGACCGAGTTTTAAATGACCTGTTAGATAAGTTTTTAGCAGAGACAAATACAGGCGGCCTTGCCAAATACGGCGTTAAACGTGAAGCAGATGCGCCAAAAGTTGACACTAAAAAAGCAGACCAAGAAGCCAAAAAACTAGAGCAATTAAAACAGGCCGCGCTTAAAGAGCTAGACGTTATATCCGAAAAGAATATGACCGAGCAACAACTGCAAGAAAAGCAGTATAACGAGCAAATCGGGCGACTAGGCTTCTATTTAAAATCCAAACTTATCACCACTCAACAGTATTTTGACGCGGTGCAAGCGTTAAACCAAGCCAATGCTAAAGCTCAAATGGACGATGAGTTAAAACTATTTGAAGAGCAGCAAGCACTCGCTGAAAAGCAAGCGGCTTTAGATTTAGAGGTTGAATCAGCAAGGCTAGAAAGATTAAACGATATATCCAAAAGCATTATGCAAGGCGGCATGACCGAGCTAGAGATTTTAGATGCTAACCACGCGGCAAAACTTGAAAAACTCAATAAGTTAGCACTTGAAAATATTGAATTTCAAGACATGGTTTATCAGTTAGAAGAAGAAGCCGAGCGTCAACATCAATCTAAAAAACTAGATATGATTTTAGGTACAGGTAACAAAATCCAAGAAATGACAAAGGCATTTCAAAAAGGACAATTACAGGGCGCATTATCATTCTTTGCCGCTGATTTTGGTGGCATGAGCCAACACTCACGCAAAATGTTTGAGCTAACAAAAGCGGCTAGGTTAGCAGATGCGGCTATTGCTATCCCGTCCACTGTTATCGAGGCGGCTAGAGAGGGTACTAAGATTGGTGGGTGGCCATTAGGCGCGGCTATGGGTGCGGCTGCACTTGCTACACAATTAAGCCAACTCCGCGCCATACAATCAGCCACGTTTGCGGGTGGTGGTAGTGCAGGAGGTGGCGGTGCAGGTGTAGGCGCATCGGGGGCAGCAAGTGCCGAACCACAGCAACAAGCACCTATCACACAGCGTTTCGTTAATGTGAGTGTTTTTGGTGAAGAAAACACTATGTATAGCCGTGATTCGGTGCTAAAGTTAATGCAGCGCATAGGTGAAGAAGTCAAAGATGGTGCTGTTTTAAGGGTGGTGTAAAATGGCAAATATGGCATATTGGTATTATGTTGTTGTTCAAGTTTTAGTGCTTTATTGGTTTGTTTCTAAAGTCACATCGTTAATATGGCGTAAAAAATGAGCTTTGATGCTGCATTTATTGGTTATCAAAACCGCGTAACAAGTGCGACATTATCAGCCGTTGGCGTGACTAGCGGCTATAGTGTCAACTCGTTAAAGAATTGGCAGCCGTTTGAGTTTGTGTCGTTTGATGCAGGTTCAAACAGTATCACCATTGACTGTGGTAGTGCGGTTAGTGTTGATTATTTTGCTATTGGAGCGCATGAGTTATTCACGTCAAACACCGACAATATCATTTTAAAAGCCAGTGCTGTATCCAATTTTTCAGTGAGCGTGACACTTGCCACAATTAACAATACAAGCGCAGGCGTGTATGATGGTAGCTATAGATACAACACTAGCACATCTATACCTAGTCAGTCGGTAGATGATAATTACAACGTCTGTTTAAAATTAGATAGCGTATCTTATCGTTATTATCGCTTAGAGTTTACGGCATCGGTGGCGGTTAGAATCGCTGTCATGTGTTTAGGGCAGCGCACCGAGTTTGAGCTAGGATTCTATAAGGGCATACAGCCGCCTAAACTGAATGAAGATATTGTCGTAACCAACAACAAAAGCGAGTCGGGCATTTATCTTGGTCGTTCAATTGTTAGGACGGGCGTTAAGCCGACAAGCATCAATTTAGACAATATAAGTCATGCGTGGTTATATGCGACATGGTTGCCATTTAAGAAACACGCTGAGGTTTATCCATTCTTTTATTCATTCGGTAATGCGCCGCTATACAACAATCAGTTATGCTATCAAACATCATTCGCGCCTGTTAAATTCGATGACAGAATAGGCGGCGGTCATGGTAGCTGTGGAATCACTTTTGAGGGGGTTATTAAATAATGGCTATTGTACCAAGTGGCGTATCAGTACCCGCCCAAAGTAAAGAATTAGATAATAATGTCGTAACAACAAGTTACGGCACAGTCTATCGCCAAGTGGTTAATTTAGCAGACCCTGAGACACCCACAAACTATCAGCGCGTAGGTTCTAACGGTGCTTATGTTGATGTGCGTAATGTTGTGTCTTTACCATTGCCCACGGGTGCAAGTACAGCCGCATTACAGACAAGTGGTAATGCAAGTCTAACAAGTATTAATACAAAACTACCATCTTTAGACGGCGGCTATGTCCCTGTTACAATAAAGAATA